AAGATTGAACTGTTGTTGTATGCAGAAGATTGTATTCCTGTAGTCAACGACAGCCGTATATTTGTACTAGATCAAAAGAAAGAACTTCCTAAACTAGTTGCATTTAAAGAACGTTGGAAAAATGTTCCTAAAGCCAATGGAACATGTCCTCCTGAAATTAAAATGCGTAGACCTAAAGATTGGAATAAAGAATTTAAATGGGATGCAGTACGATTTGCAAATAAAACTTATGCAGTGTTTGACGCCGCTCGTCGGTGCGATAGCGATTGGCTGGTCTGGCTAGATGCAGATACGTATGTACATTCGTATGCAAGTAACGAGAACCTAGAACAGTTTACTCCTAACAACAGTTGGCTAAGTTATTTAGGCAGAGGAAAAAAATGGCCCGAATGTGGATTTTATGGAATTAATTTAAAAAGTGTAGAAGGTCAAGAGTTTTTAAAAGAGTTTGAACGAGTGTACGAAGATGCCGAAAACGGTATATTTAAAATGGAAGAATGGCATGACAGCTTTGTGTTTTTTGAAGTTTTAAAGAACATGCAAAAACGATTTCCAAATTCTTCAATTTACAACATAAGCGGTAATTTAGTTAACGGCGAAGGGCATCCTATGATTAACAGCAATTTAGGAAAATACTTTGATCACCTAAAGGGCGACAGAAAAAATACCGGAAAAAGTGATAAGCCAAAAGATTTAATCGTAAAGAGAACTGAAAATTATTGGCAATAATTTCTCATATGACGCCAGCAACTGCCGTCTTCTAATTCACTAAATTTCCAGTGAAACATACTAATTCTTTCAAGCCACCGTTGTCTGTCAAATGTAATCGGTGATTCTATATATTTAAAGTCATGATTTGAAACTTCTTTACATTGACTTTTGTGTGGATCAGTTAAAAAACAGTTATACCCTTTTATTATTGGACCAACTACTGCACTGCTATTGTGATTGACAACACACCATGCATTATCTAAATCTTGTTCCAGCGGTTTGTCAAATGCACTTATTGTTACATTTTTAAAATTTTTAATCTTGGTAAATTTAGGATGCAAATAATTTGTTGCGTTTTTGTCTCCGGGATGAGCTCTTATTACAATAGGTCTGTCGCTGTTATATCTTATTTTGTTAATTGTTTCTAACGCCCACTGTTGTACGTCTGTACCAGACATGCTCCATCCACCATTACGCTGAAGCATTAGTAAAATATGAGATCCGTGTGTCTTAGTATCTTCTAATTTAATTCTTGTGTCTCTACTAATTTGTTGCCATCTAGCAGGGTCAACATCTTGATCGCAATAGATACCTGTGTTCGGAAATATTCCGTTAAAACTATATCTTAAATATCCGTACGGATTTATTTTATCATTGTATAAAAATAAATTTGCATCTGCACACACAACATGTTTTCCAGTTGAAACCTGTGTATGTATTATATTGTTTCTTAATTTTAGATGTGCAGAACTTATATCGTTATGCACCCAGCCTTGTATCACTGCAACTTCAGAATCTTCAAGTTGTTCTGTGTTGTTAATTTTTCCAACATCACCGACTTTATCTACACCTTTAACAAATTTAAAAAGTAAATCAGTTTTTTGTTTATTGTTATTTTTTGCTGGAACAGTTTTTAAATAACTAACTACCTTCATTTAAAATACTCCAGGCATATCCGTTTTGCATTTCTAAAGAATTGAACTGACAATAAGATAAATGTGCTGCAAATCGAACAATTTCTTGTTTGGTAGGCAAATACAAATTATTAATATCTTTAAGGGCTGTATTACACAAAACAGACGCAGCGTTTGGTGCTAGTGTAATAGCTGGCACGCTATAAAGTAAAGCTTCTGTAGCTGCAATGCTGTTAAATGTAACCAAACAGTATGCATCGTCTAGTGCATCCCAAATTGTATTGGTTGTAACTCTTTCTGAACGATTAGGTTTAAGTCTAACTTCAATTGGGCGATTTGTGTGTGTTTTAATAATGTCGATTGTTTCAGTTAGCCAGGTATCTAAATCTTTTTCGTAAAATTTCATCACTTTGTCAGACGGTGGACAGATTAAAATTTTATTCCCCGAATTTCCGTTTCTATTTTTATATTGCCAATTTAATTTTTTTAGCCTATCAAGCCCTCTGTCTTTTATTGGTCCTAAATTTTGTAATGCGTTTTTAGTAATGCGATGGTAGTCTTTTTTTGTATTAGGTTGAATATAACCAGAGTCGATAGCATAGAAATCTATTTTATTTTTCAGACAATATTTTATGGCTTTCTGACCGCCGCCGCCCAGACCCCGTATTACTAAAGTATCGGTGGTGCCTTCTTTTAAAATAAAATCACTTATACTTCCGCCGGAACCCATTATAAATGATTGCAGATAAGGATCATATTTTAATCCCTTAGCACTATAATTAAATCCGTCAGATTCAATTGCTGCAATTTTTATTCCCATGAATGTACTAACTTCTTTCTTTAATTCTGTGTCGTCGTAGATCTTATGTTCAGGATCGACTAATGTATTTAAGTATAGTTTTAAAATAGATTTTACGTTTTTTGTAAACGATAAATCATCTATTGTCTTGGGTCTCTCTAGCTCTCTTGCGAGGTTTTTTTTTGAACTTCGAGTTCTTTTTGTAAGTACAGTCTTTCAACTTGATACCATTCGCTTGAATATTCGCAACTTTTATAATTTTCAAACCAGGGGCCGCCTTCGGTATAATGGATAAATTTTGGACTACCGTCAGCGGGTTCTTTATACCATCCTACTAACCAATTCCACTCGTGACTGAGCTTGCCTAGGTGTTTGTCGTGTATCCAACTAAATCTGTGAAAATATGCACCAGTCTTTTCTTCGTTATTAACAAGCGTAGGTGTTAACACTTTATTACTAGGATGTTCGCAGTTAATCAACATCATACTTGACCAATTTTTTCTTGGATATAGTGTTTGCTGTTTTCCGTCCATCTTTGTAACTTCTTTTGGCAAGTAGTTATGTTGAGCACACATAACAGCATAGTTGTTGTCAATTTGATCAAACAACTCTTTTACGTCTGCAACTGCTAAAAAGTCGCAATCTATAAACAGCGCCCACCCTTTATAATCATTTAGATATGGTATGAGAAATCTTGTAAATGTAAATTCTGTACTTGCAAGTTTGTCAACTGGACGAGTGTAAATGCCTTGTTTTCTAAGTTTGTTTTGTTCTATCGGAACTATTTCAACTGGTACAGAAGCATGTTGTTCAATGCTTAACTTTGCAATTTGATATGCAATGTCTTCTCTACTATCCCATCCAATATAGATCTTTAATGGTTTAATCTCGTCGTTCAATGTCATTCTCCGTTAATTCTTTACCTAGCCACACTTCGATTACTTTAGCAGTTTCGTTTCCGATATTTATAGCCTTATGCCAATATGCAGTTGGTATATCTATACTGTCTCCTGGTATTAGTGTCTGTTGAGTCTTTCTACCCTGTCTGTCTTCAAGTACCATTACAATTACTCCGCTAACAACATGCCAGTGTTCGGATCGTTTAAAATGTCGTTGATCGCTTAACGCTTTTCCTTTTTGAAAACTTAATTCTTTTACTTGCCATTCGCCGTTGCTATCAAGTACTTTGTAAGATCCCCACGATCTTTCTGTCTCGGGCTTCTCCCAATTTTTTAAAATCCAACTGCTTGAATTTTTTTTGTCGGTGCCTCCAACTTCCCAAGCAAACTCCACTCTAGGATGAGTTCCGTATTTGACTACTTCGGGTATATTGCCAGCATTACGATCGCCGCCGTTTGCAACAATAATTTTATCATTAGGGTTTGAATCTAAAATATATTCTATACATTTATTGCTGCTTCCTAACTCATCATCGTCAAATGATAACACTAGGTCAACCATTTTAAGATTTTTTACAATATTTGCTCGTTCTACAAAAGGCATAAATGGCCTGCCTTTTTTACGGACAAGCCATTCATCACTGTTTACACCAACCCATAACTCGTTGCCAAGTTTTTTTGCTTCATTAAAGTAAGCAATATGCCCACTGTGAATAGGGTCAAAACCTCCGGTTACTAATACTATTGTTTTCATAAAGTTATTTAATAGTTACCAACTGAATATGTAGTCTTTTCTGACATTAGTTATTTCTTTTGCACCTTGACTTTTTAAATACGCACCAGCACAAAATTCTGTGTCAGGATGCTGTTCAACAACAATAACAGGTTTGTATTTTAAAATAGTTTCGATGCCACCTTTCAATACTTCTAATTCGTAACGTTCGCAATCAATTTTAAGAAGGCCAAACTTGGGTAAATTCAAGTCATCTAATCGCTTTATATCAATAGATCCTTGGCCTACTTCGCTAACATAACTACTACCAGTATTTTCTGCATCGTAGATCATTTCTACTTTATTAGTTGCACTACCTAGTGCATGTTTGTGTATTTCGATGTTTAGTCCTGCTACGTTACGCTCCAAACAACTATACACTTGCTCTAACGGCTCAAACGCAACAACATGATTAAATATTTTTGTTAAAGGTTTTGCCCATAACCCAACATTAGCGCCTACATCAACTGCCATGTTAAAATCAGTCACATACTTGTATGCTTCGTCTCTGACGTCGTCCTGATATTCAGGAGGTCCACCGTTTTTAATACGTTTGGCAATTAATCTCTCAAAATGGTTGTCAGTGTCTGGCATCCAGTAGTTATAGACTTTTTTCATATTGAAGCGTCCTCCATACCAGCAACTCGTAGCTTCACAATGTTAGTTAATTGCCATTGTTTTTGATCTAGAGCTTTAAGAACGCCTAGCCATTTATTGCGTACTAATGCAAATTCATTGATAATTTTTTCATAATCGACTACATCTGCTTCGCCGTCTACATATTTTTCGCAGTCGCGACTGCTTAATGCACGTGGATAGTTTTCAAGATATTTCTTAAAAAAACTGCTGCGTAGTCTGCGTAATTCAATATTTAAATACTCAAGAATAGCTTCTAATTCTTGTAGTTGATTAAATCGGTGTTCTACGATACCGGGCATATTAGCGGCAGCTTTTTCAATGCTGCCGCTAATTTGTACTTCGTTACGAGCTGATACAAGTTCGTCTTGAAAGTATTGTATTGCTTCCGGAATTTGAGAGATATCTCTTGATACTCTACTATACCATCCCATTAGTCGTCCTCTTCGTCGTTATACTCAGAATCTAAATCTAAATAATAATTGATAGCATTATCGAGATATTTGTCTGTACCCGATACTTCTTTAAATGTAATATCGTCTACACCATAATCTGCTAGCAAGTCGACAAACTTTTCTGCTGCTAGCTCGACATGTTTTTTGTCCAAGTACTCTTTAAAAAGATTCCAAATATCTGCAATTTGGCTTTCATCCATTACAACTACTCCTCGATGGTATCCACAACTTCTTCGTTTGTGTTCTCGATATTTACCTCAACTTGCTTTTTATTGGGTAAATCCGACATTACCATTTCGAGTAGTTCTCCTGTCCAGTTTTTACGATATTCTAAAGTTTCGACACCTTCACTGTCGGTATACTTGTAACGGTTTCCTTGTTTCTCAAGAACCCCCCATTTTTCAAACATGTCAAACAATCCACTGTAAGGATCCATGCCAGTTTCATACGGAATTTTTACTTGTACACCTTCAAACGGTTTTGCATAACGTGTTTTCATCACTTTACATGCAGCACGAATGCCGTTTACTTCAGATGTCTTGTTGCCATCTTCGTCTTCTTTAAGCTTCAACTTCTTCATTGCTACTACCATAGACGATGCGTACACAAAACCCGA